AGAGTTTACATATACCAAAGTAAATGCAGCTCCATTTGTGGACACTGTTAAATTAGAGGCAGCGCCTAAAATAGGTTGACTATTTCTACCGATAGTTAAATTGTTAGAATTAAAACCGTTTCCACTATCAATGAATGTAACTTCATTTCCTATTGCAGGTGAAGCTGGCAATGTTATTGTAACAGGAGCATTTAAACCCCCACCAGTACCTGTTGTATTAATTAATAATTGATCACCATTAACTGCAGTGTAAGCTGCAGGTATTGTATAATAACCTTTAGTTATTGGACCCGCACTAATATTAGTTCCATCAGAATATAAAACTATCTTAGCACCTATTGGAATAGTTACACCTGTTCCTGAAACTGTTTTAACTGTTAATGTATAATTAGATGAAGATCTAGCTGTTGCATCTTCTACTATAAAAACTCTTTCAGCACCATCAGGCATAGTAACTGTTCTGTTAGCTGCTAGTGTTCCTGTGAATTTGTAATATAAATTTTTACCGTTTGACACAGCATAAGTTGAAAGTGCTAAAGCTAGATCAGATGATGCTACACTTTGAGTAAGATAACCTGATGCTGCTTGTTCTAAAACCTGTAAGTTTGTATTAGTAATTGTACCCCAGGTCCCTGCTTTTTCACCTGTTGTTATTAATTCTAGTTTTAAATCTGTTGATGTACTTGATGCCATAATTCTCCTTATGCGTCAGGGTCAACCGGGACCCAAACTTGATTAACCCCTGGGGGTATTGGATTCCATGTTATAACACTTACAGGGTTAGTTGCAAGGTTAAATTGTTGTCCTGTAATATCTACCGTAACTGTAATATCTGCTATTGCATTACCAATTGCAATATTTAATCTATTTCCTTGAGCTAATACAGTAATACCTCCTCCTCCAATATCTGAAAAAGGTGCTTGTGCAAATGTAGTTGATCCAAAAAACATAATTTATCCTTACGGTGTTGATATCCTTGTCCAAACTTGAGATACATTAGGATCAACATTGTTCCATAATCTTATGTTTGGTTGAGTAGTACCTATAGCAAGGCCACTTCCTGTTACAGCTATACCTGCTTTTGCAACAATTGTCACTGATCCAGTAGCTAAATTATATCTATTACCTGTTACAATTGCTGTTGCATTTGCTTTAGCTGTTGCATTACCAATAGATAAATTAACTCTACTACCTGTAACTGAGAAGTTTGCATCAGCTAAAATTGTAACTGTTCCTGTACCAATATTTAATTGATTACCATTTGGAAGAACAACTGCTTTACCTGTTACAGATACATTACCTATTGCTGTATTTAATCTGTTTCCTGTTACTTGAGCCGTGGCCCCTGCTTTAGCATTGACTGTGCCTGTTGCAATATTTAATTGATTACCTGTTGCTGCAACAAGTGCATTAGCTACAACAGTTGGGCTACCTGTAGAGAAATTAAATTGATTACCTGTGACCGATACTATTGATCCAGCTTCAACAGTTACATTACCTATTGCTGTATTTAATCTGTTTCCTGTAACGGGTACTACACCACTAATAGAAAATGTAACAGTACCTGTTCCTAAATTATATTGATTTCCTGTTACAGGTGCATTAGCACCTTCTTTAACAGTAACTGTTCCTGTTGCTAGATTATATCTATTACCATTTGGAAGAACTAATGAATTACCAACAACAACTACATTACCAATTGCTGCATTAACTCGTGAGCCTGTTACATCGACAAGAGCATTACCTGATCCAATATCTGAAAAGGCTGCTTGGGAAAAGGTAGTTGCACCGAAGAACATGGTAGCTTACCCTTTTTTCAATTCGTCTATTTCTGCTTTTAATTCTTGTATTGCTTTAATTAAAATTGGGTAAGTTTTCATAGGATCAGCTTCCCATTTTTCAGGATTATTTTTGTGTACTAATCTTGTGTATTCTCTATTTCCAAAAGTTTCTTCAACTTGATCTAATTCTTGTGCAATAAATCCATAATCTTTTAGACCTTTTGCAGTTCCATCTCTTCTGTTCCAATCAAATTTAACTGGTCTCATAGCTAAAATATAATCTAGTCCATGAGGTATATCTTCAATATTTTCTTTATCTCTTAAATCAGATAAAGATGAAATTGATGTATCATTACATCTTAGATTATCGTTACTTGAATCTCCTAAAGTAATTTCATTACTAACTGTAGCAGATGATGGTGCAGAACTTTTACCTAAAGAAATATTATTACTTCCTGTTGTAGTATTAGCTCCAGAGAAATAGCCAACAGCTGTGTTATTTGTTCCTGTTGTAACTGCGTTTAAACTACAATTTCCAACTGCTGTGTTAATGCTACCTGTAGTATTTGCTTTTAAAGAAAAACAACCTACAGAAATCATATGATCTCCTGTTGTATTAACTTTTAAAGCTTGATAACCTACTGCTGTGTTACCACTAGCTGTGGTATTAGAAGCTAAAGCAGATTTACCAACTGCTGTATTTTGCGCACCTGTTGTATTTGATTCTAAAGAACTATGTCCAACAGTTGTATTATTAGATGCTGTTGTATTAGCATACATTGCGTTAGTACCAATAGCTGTTAAAGCTGAACCTGTAGTATTTGTTTTTAAAGCTTCTTGACCCATTGCTACATTTCCAGAAGCTGTTGTGTTTTCTTGTAAAGCAAGTCTTCCAACTGCTGTGTTACTAGAACCTGTAGTATTTTCTTCCATAGTAGCAGTTCCAATAGCTACATTATTTGTACCTGTTGTGTTTCCATGTAAACCACAAAAACCAATTCCTACATTGTTTGATGCTGTAGTGTTGGTTTGCATAGCCATGTGTCCAATAGCAACATTATTTAAACCTTCTGTGTTAGCACCTAAAGATAAAACACCAGCAGCTATATTTCTATATCCTGTTGTATTAACTCCAAGAGCTGACCTACCCATTGCTACATTACAATAACCTGTTGTATTTAAATTTAAAGCTGCTACTCCTACTGCAGTATTATCATCTGCTGTGGTATTGGTTCTAAGTGCATAATCTCCAATTGCTACATTATCTTCACCTGTAGTGTTAGCTGTTAATGCTATATTACCAACTGCAGTATTATTTGCTCCTGTTGTGTTTGCTTTTAAAGCATCTTTACCAACTGCTGTGTTTTGAGAACCTGTTGTGTTTAAATCTAAAGCATTTAAACCTACTGCAACGTTGTTATCTCCAGTAGTTAATGCTCCAAATACTCCTGTACCAACTCCAGTATTTCCGTCAGCAGAACTTAAAGTTCCTGTTGTAGAAGTACCTACTAATAAACTGTTTGTGAAATTTGTGCCACCTTGTTTACTTATTAAATCTACGTTTAAAGTTACATCGCCTGATGTACCACCACCTGATAAACCTGTACCTGCTACAACTGAAGAAATATCTCCAGTTAATTCTGAACCATTGTTTTGTAATGTACCTACTACATTAATAGTATCACCACTATCACCTATTGTAACAGTGGTACCACTTCTTGGACTAAGTTTATTTACTTTTACTTCACTCATTTAGTTTCTTCTTTTAACTCTTCGGGTAAGTTAGATTTTAAAATATCTAAGTAGTGCTTTGTCAAAATTTCGGTATGAGTAAACTTTACTTTTAACTTACTTTGTTCTTGAGTTAGTACTTGGATATTTTGTAACGCAACTTTCCCGTCTTCGGAAAGCTTAGTTTCATCGTACTTTTTATCGTCGATTGTGATCATTAAAACTCCTAGCTTGCTGTGTGAGCTTTACCAGCAACGATAGCCGCATTAGCTGCAGTCATATCCTCTGATGTCCAGTAATCTTTAGCAACCATAAGTTCTAAGTGTTCAACATTTCTATCAACTGCACCTTGTCTATCAACTGCTTCTTCGTCAGCCATCTGCGTTCCATCAATGATACCATTGATTAGATCTACAGAATGACCCATAGCTGTGTAATCTTGTGCAATTTCTTCTGCTGTTTTTACTTCGTCTGACATAGTTTATCCTCCGTGATTATATTGTTGCGCATGCAACGGGTTTAAGTTTATCAATTTTCTTAAAATTATCAATAACTAACTTGGGTTCTACCATATTATTTCTTGGGTCACTATCATTAAATTTAGCCTCATCCCACTTATCTTTCATATGAAAATGTAAGTTTTTATTGTGAGAATAACCAAATTGAGTCCAACGTGTACTACCCCAAATAACTACCCCATAAGCTTTAGCTGATGGTGAAAAGTGTTGTAAACAACTGTCAATACTAATGAATCCTTCAGCACCTTTTAACATTTCATGGATCTGGGACCAATGTAGATCACATCTAATAGTTTTTTGATAGTGTGGTTCGTTAGGTAAAACACAGTTAATAATAGTTGTATCAGGGTATTCTTCTTGCAACATATTAACTAATTGTTGTGCAAGATAAGGTTGATAATTTCTATTTGGATTGATGTTTGTATACTGAACATTGTCTCCATAATTCCATTTAGCTTGACCACCACTAAATTGAATCATAATGTATTTACCAATCTTATTATCAGTTAACCATTTAGTAACAGATGCTTTATGTCGTTCTGTATATAATTTACCTGTCATAGATCTATTAAAATCTACACCGTGATGTTCACAGTAACTTTCAATAATGTGTTGTTTACCAAATTGAAAATTTGATTTGTATGGCTCACAATAAAATATATTATTAGACGCCATGATTCTTGGATCTTGTAACGGTAATGTAGATTCTAAAGCTAGTTTAACATCTGGGTTACCAGCGAAACAATCTATGTAAGGTGTATAAACTTGCACCTCTGATTTTTTTTTTAATTTAGGTAGTAAAGCAGTGAATGCGGTACATTTACCAACACCACCTTCTACGACGTACGTATTAAGCATTTGTATTCCTTTCGATTTATTAATTACTTTCTAACGCTTCTATTCTAGATTTCAAGTCTTTATTTTCTTCTGATAATTCTTGTACTGCTTTAATTAATGGATAAACAAACATTTCTTGTGAAATCGCTTGCATACCATCATCATCAACCCATCCACCAAAATCAGTAATGTTATTTTTATCTAAAGCTGCTTTAACTTCTTGTGCGATCATACCATATAGTTTTTTTTTATGTTTTGGTTCTGTTACATTGGGATTATAATCTTTAAAAGTTTCTGGTAATTCTGAAGGTGCTCTTCTTTTATATGTAACTGTTCTTAAATCATTAATAAAATTTAAACCTAAATCTTCATTTGTTTTTATATCTTTTTTAATTCTTTCATCTGATGCTCTTGTAAAAGAAGCATTTGTTGCAAATTGATTAAATACTTTATCTGTATTACCTGAACCAAATGCAAATTGATCATTTGCAGTTACACCTACAGATATTCCTATACCAATTCTACGAACACCATTATTATCACTTGATTGAGTATTGTGACCAATTAAGGTATTACAAGATCCTGTTGTAAGATCATTACCAGTAAAAGAACCTATCATAGTATTACAAACACCTGTCGTTATACTATCTCCAGCTTGTACCCCCAGTACATTATTACAAGCACCTGTTGTTGAAGATGATAAAGAAAAGTAACCAACTGCTGTGTTACTAATACCTGTTGTTTGAGTTTTTAAAGCTTCGGTTCCAATGGCTGTATTATAATTAGCTGTTGTCTGAGAACACAATGCTTTAATTCCTATTGCTACATTAGAAGCTCCTGTTGTGTTAGAATCTAAAGCTACAACACCAACTGCAGTATTATCAGCTCCTGTTGTGTTTGATTCCATAGCTTGAGCACCTACTGCTGTATTGCTTGAAGCTGTTGTGTTTGCTTTTAAAGCTAAAGTTCCTATTGCTACGTTATTATCACCAGTTGTATTAGAACATAAAGACACACAACCTACAGCAGTATTTTTAACTCCAGCACCTTCATTTTTATACATAGAAGCATAACCTATAGCTACGTTATCACCACCTGTTGTATTACAACGCATAGCATAAACACCTACTGCAACATTAGCACCAGCTGTTGTATTACTTTCCATAGCACTTTTACCTACTGCTACATTTAATTCTCCAGTTGTATTTAAACATAAAGCATCTGTACCTACTGCTACGTTATTTGCTCCTGTTGTGTTACTACATAATGCTTTGTATCCTAAAGCATTATTACCATCTGCTGTAGTGTTAGCAGCTAAAGCACCACAACCTACTGCGGTATTATCATCTCCTGTTGTGTTTGCTTGTAAAGCACTTCTTCCAATAGCTGTATTTTTTGTTCCTGTTGTATTGGTTAGTAATGAGTAAGCACCTACAGAAACATTACAAGTTCCTGTTGTGTTTTTATGTAAAGCACTATCACCAAATGCAGTATTATCTGCACCTGTTGTATTGTCATGTAAAGATTCAAAACCAACTGCTGTATTATAACTAGCTGTTGTATTAGCTGCTAAAGCACACTTACCGACTGAAACATTTTCTGTTCCTGTTGTGTTAGCATTTAAAGCACAAGTACCTACAGCTGTGTTATTATCTGCTGTTGTGTTAGAAACTAAAGCATTTTGTCCAACTGCAACATTGTTATCTCCTGTTGTGTTAGCTACCATAGAGCTTCTGCCAACTGCTACGTTTCCAAAACCCTCTGTATTTCCAAGTAGTGCATTCATTCCTAAACCAGTATTACAGTCTCCTGTAGTGTTACTACACAATGATGACCTACCTATTGCTGTATTTGCACTAGCTGAAGTATTAGCAAGTAATGCATTTGTTCCTACCGCTGTATTAAAATCTCCAGATGTTAATGCTCCAAATACTCCTACTCCAACTCCAGTATTACAAATTGCAGCATCTAAAGTGCCTGTTGAAGAAGTACCTACTAATAAACTGTTTGTAAAATTTGTTCCACCTTCTTTAGAGGTTATACCTACCCCTGAACCATTGTTTTGAAGTGTTCCAACTACATTAACAGTATCACCAGACGCACCGATAGTAATAGTATCACTTGATTCGTTGATAATATTATTACCTGCTTGGTCCTGGATTGTATCTACTTTTATAATACTACTCATTTTCTAATACCTCTATTCTAGCTTTTAATTCTTTAATTGCATTAACTAATACTGGTACTAAATGTTCACCTTTGTATTTTAAATGTTCTGGTTGTTCGTTATCAATAATAACATTATCAGAACCTTCTAAAGATAATATATCTTGAGCCTTAAATCCATAATGCATAGGACCATGTGGAGTGTCATTTTCTCTTGATTTTCTAAATTGAAATGAAACAGGTTTTAATTGATTAACAAAATCTAAACCATGTGGAACTGTACCAAAATTTGTTTTATCTCTTAAATCAGAAGTAACTGTCCAAGCAACTTTTACATAAGCATTTGAAATATTATTGTGTCCAGCGATAAATCTATTATTTTCACCTACAATATTAAATAATCTTGTGCTTACATTTCCAGCATCTCCAATAGTTATATTACCAGCACCTGTAGTTAAATTTGGAGTACCACATCTTCCAATTACAACATTGTCTGTGCCTGTTGTTACTGAAGAAGCAGCTTCCCAACCAACTGCTGTATTACAAGAAGCTGTTGTATTATCAAGTAAAGCATTTGCACCAACACCTGTGTTTTGAGTTCCTGTTGTATTATTTTGTAAAGAACTTATACCCACTGCTACATTATCATTAGCACTTGTGTTTGCTTGTAAAGCTGAAACTCCCATTGCTGTATTTTGTGCGCCTGTTGTATTAGAAAGCATTGCATCTTTACCAACTGCTGTATTATTTGCACCTGTTGTGTTTGAAGCCATATTAGATTTACCAATAGCTGTATTATAACATGCTGTTGTATTAGCACCTAAAGCACATGCTCCCATTGCTGTATTTTCTGCACCTGTTGTGTTAGCATCTGAAGAAGCAGTACCAACTGATGTGTTTTGAGCACCTGTTGTGTTAGTACACAAAGCATGATAACCAACTCCTACATTATCAGAACTTGTCGTAACAGATTTTAATGCTCTGTAACCTAAAGCTACACTTCTACAAGCTGTTGTACCTGAAAACATAGTATCTCTACCAACTGCAACATTTTCACAACCTGTTGTGTTAGTATCAAGTGCTGAAAATCCTACTGCTGTGTTATTTGCTCCTGTAGTAGTTGCAAGCATAGCACACATACCTATTGCTACATTGTTATTTGCTGTTGTATTAGCAGCTAAAGCACCACAACCTATTGCTACACTAGATGCACCTGTTGTGTTAGCTACTAAAGCATCTTTACCTACTGCTGTATTGTTTGCAGCTGTATTTACTTTTAAAGCAAAATAACCTACTGCTGTATTACTATCAGATGTAACATTGGTACATAAAGCATTACTACCAACTGCTATGTTAAAATCACCTGTAGTATTTTTAGTTAAAGCACCAGACCCTATTGCAGTATTACTAGCACCTGTTGTATTTGCATCTAAAGCAAAAGAACCTACTGCTGTAAGACTAGAACCTGTTGTGTTTTTACATAGTGCTTCAAAACCTACAGCTGTATTATTACTAGCTGTTGTGTTAAGAGCTAAAGCTGATACACCAACTGCTACGTTTTGATCGCCTCCAATATTTGCACTTAAAGAAGTCATACCTACTGCTGTATTACAATTACCATCTGTGTTTGCATCTAATGCTCTATGACCAAGTGCTGTGTTTCTTATTCCTGTTGTGTTAGCAAGCAAAGCACAAGTACCAACTGCTGTGTTGGCGTCTCCTGTTGTAATTGCAGTTCCAGCTTTACTACCAATTGCTGTATTTTCAGTTCCACCAGCTTCAACACTATCTAAAGCAGTATCTCCTAAAGCTACGTTATCTGTTCCAGTAGGATAATTACCATCTAATTTGATTGTGCCACCGTCAACGACAAAGTTTCCTGTAAGAGTTAATCCTCCACCTGGTGCAAGTGATACACCTGACGGAACAACAACCGTGTCTCCTGAAGTTCCAAGAGTTAACGTTGTCCCTGATTGCGGGTCTATTTGATCTACTTCAATTTTACTCATTATACGACTACTACCGTTCCTGTTATAGTTTGTGTTCCTGTTACTGTAACTGGCCCTGCTAAAACTCCAGAGTCTACTGTTTGATCTTCAGAAAGAGTTGATGCATGTGTTACTACATAATCTGTTGCTGTCATAGATGGAGACATAGCTCTAGCCGCAGGTAAAGTACAGAATACTGTTTTACTACCTGAAGAAAAATTTACCGCACTATCAGAATTAGATGATGAGATAACTGTGTCTCTAGATAAAGTATCAGGTGAAGCATCTGTAACAGTTCCTATACCTACCTCAAACTCTGCTGAACCATCGAGTGAGATAGCGTAATAAGTTCTCTTACCAGTTCCAATACCAGCAACAAAAGTTTCAAAACCAGTTTCTGCACCGGCTAGTGAAAACGTTCCTGTTCCAGTAGTTGTGCTTGTTTCCTTAACTCTATCGTTAACTATTAAAGCTGCCATTTACTACTCCAAAAAATTTTATGCGTTGCCAAGTCTAATAATAGCTGCAGAACTAGACGCAGTTGGAAACTGAATAACGAAATCACCGTTAGTTGCAGTTTTTGAACCACCAAAGTCTAAGACTAATACAGCATTATGTGGACTAGCACTTTTATAAATCAAAGCTCCTACTGCTGTTAAAGTTACAGAACTAAAAGTTAAGTCTGCAAAGTCAACATATCCAATATTACTTGCGATCGCTACACCATTATTAGTTAAAGTATTTCCACCAGCAGTATAACTTGTACCAGATGAAGAAACTTCATTAGTAGTAGTGTATGCTGTAGTAGAAGTGCTTAAACCAGAAATGTCTGTATACAAAGCAAGTTTAAAAGCTGTTCCACTATTCCCCGACGTATCGAAGCTGAACTTTGCTTTTAAGAGATCCGTTTTAAAAGAATCAGGTACTACGTTTGCCATTTTTTATCTCCTTAAATTAAGATGGTGATTCAGATTTAAGAGGAGTTCGAATGGCACCATCTTCCCATTCATCCCGGCGTCTACGACCTTGTTGTTCGATCGCATACGATTGTAAAGCTCTTTTAAAAGATCCTTCGTAGTATTGTAACATATCTGCGGGACCTTTCAAGTATCCATATGCTTCTACCAAGCATCCATATAAAAGTAAATCTTGATATTTATTAGATGTGTAAGTTCCATTAGTACTTGGTGGAGTTGCACCAGTAGTTGTTGTAATACTATCTGGTTGTTTTGTATAGGCTAAAGTTATTAAATTTGTACTATTTGGAGTAGGTGCTACTACCCAATAATTAGCATCCCAATTAGCGTAATATTTAGGTATTCCAGAAGCTGTATTTGGAGTATTATAATATTCTGCCATAAAACTTGTATCTCTTTTTTCTAAAAAAGTTTGTTTACTATTAGAATCTGTTAATTGTACATATCTAATAAATCTTAAATCAGATGGTATAGTTACATATCTACTTCCAGCTGCTAAGTTTGATGTTGCATAAAATCTATTATCATCTGAATCAGCTTCTCTGTAAATTCTATTTTCTGCATTTTTAATTATTGTATCTAAAATAGTGTTAGATAAAACTGCACTATCTACTTCGGTGTAGTTTCTAACATCGTCTTGTAAGTTTGCTAAAGTATATGCCATTATGGTGTTAAAGTAACTGGACCTGCAGTTACAAACATTCCTCCTGAATTTTCTGTTACAGTTGCATTACTTCCACAATTGAAACTATAACTATTTATATCAATAACTGTTATACTAAATCCTGAACTATTTTCAAATAAAGAATATGCCAGGCCTCCTGGGCTTCCATCTACATTTCTAAAAACAACAGTATCATTTGTTGCTCTTCCATGAGCAGGTTCTGTAACAGTTACAGTAGAAGAACCTGAAATTAAACTTAAAGGATTTCCAGGTAATAAATTTTCTGTTGCAGGTTCAACTCTTGCAGGTCTTGCATTCATTAAACCTTGAGGATCACCTGTAAATCTTGTTGGTTGAATTTGTGGTTGCTTTGGTTCAAATTCTGAGTTGTGAACAAAACTACCATTCCATTCAGTTACCATTTCTTTATATGGAAATGCTAAGCCTGATCTATCAGATATTGCCTGCGCATATTTTCCTCTAGATAATTTTGCCATTAGACTCCCGGATAATAAGTTTTAGGAGTAATAAAAGAACTAGATGAAGATCCATCTTCAGTTAATGCTCTATTTAATTCATCCTCGTATAACATTTTTAACATTTGAATTTTTTCAGGTGCATATTTAACTGCTAAATAATATGCTAGTCCTGCAGTCATACAAGGTACAAATCTATAAGGCACATCTGCATCATTAGTATAGTCTCCTGCATCTTGAATTCTTTTTACATAATAATAATTAAAAAAGTTACCAGCTTGATCAGTTCCTGGTGTTAAATATAAAGTAACTGTAATTTTATCAATAAACCTTTGTACAAAATATTGTGTAGGTTGAC